ACAAATCTCCTGTTCGCAGAATAACCTATGCCACGCCGGTTCGCCCTGCTTGGCGCTTCGGGCTCACGTTCTGATCTGCACAGAGAGGTTTTGACCGGCGAACGTGTTGGCCGCCTGGGGGACGGTGGAGATATCGTAGTTCAGTTTCACGCCTTCTGCAAGCTGCAGCGTGCCGACCGGAATGAAAGGGCTTGCCTGCGCACTGCCGTCCGCGACGACTAGGGTCGCGATCGGCTGTCCATCCGCAGTGAGGACAATCGTGACAATGCCTCCGGAGGGTGCGGAATCGACAAACGCCTGCACGTCGCGCACAACCCGTGTGCGGTCCAGGACAATCGAGTTGGCCGCGTCTCGTTCGATAGAGAGAACACCTGCGGTTTGCAACACGATTGTGCCCCCCTCAAACGTTCGCAACCCATTTTGTCCGTTTTGTAAGTAGCTCGTGTCTTGTCCCGGGCCCGTCCCCCGCGTGTTCTCCAGGTAGAACTCCGACCCGGCGACCCGCCGGTTTGGGAACAGAAGCCTGTATTGGAAGTCAGTATGGGTCGGATCGGAGAAGAACCCGGCTCCGAGTGGAACGACCTGCAAGCTCCGTGTGAGAATCGTAACCGTCGCCCCATTTGCATGGGCTGCCGCCGCCGTTCCTGCGATGGCACGATCGATTGCATACGAGGTTCCATCCGCAGTCGGCGTATCGACTCGGATAATCTCCGTATCCACCTGCAGGTAGGTGTTCTGCTCCAGCGTCAACCCCGCCACCACCGGCATTGTGACGTCGTTCGCTGCAAGCGCCCCTGGCAATGCGAACGTCACGGGGATTGCCGTTTCATCGACGGAGTAGGTGACCAGAACCGCCGCCGCTACTGTTGCCGTGCCGGTCAGAGTCTCGGTAGTGATGTTCTGCAGCAGCAGCGAACCGTCTGCCGGGGCTTCGATGTCCAGTGAAGCGACTGGCGGCAACAAACTGTCTAAGAGACTTCCAACCCCTCCCGTAATCGTGTACCGGTATAAATTTGATTGCTCGATCGGAGCTTCTATACCACTTGCCGTGCTTGACCGGCCGATGATCTGAATCGCTAGGTTCGCTCGGTTCGGAACTTCCCACGTAATCTGGTCTGAGTAACTCCTGCCGGCCAGGCGCCAACTGGCGTCGGCGATCACCACTGAGTCGCCTGCTGCCAGCCCGTCAGGAAACGGATCGCTCGCGTTGACTTCTGTGCTCGTATTGGTTGCGACAGTGCCTTGCCAGCCGATCGCGTTGCCCGAAACGACGACCAGCGCTTTGCCATCGAATTGATCGTTCTCAAAGTTCGCACCGTTTAAGGTCAGTGTGGTTCCGGATAGGCTCGCTACGTCCAGAGGTGTCGTCAACTCCGTCCGCCAGTAGAAGTCTGCGTGGTCATATCTCGGATCGGGCGGCCGCATGGGCGAGACGCTTCCACCCGTGTCCGTCCACGTGTTCAGACTTGCGTCAATGTCACAAAGATAGAGCAGGTCGTACACGCTGTCCCCTCGATACACGCGCATCCCTGCGGCACTCTCCGGTGCTCCCAGTCCATTCAGTGTCACTCCAAAGGCCGTTTCGACCGCTCCCGTCACTATTTGGATCACCTGGGACACCCTGGACTCCTCGGTATTGCTGTCCACCGCCGTTACAGCGTAGTACAGGGCTTTCTTGCCGGGTTGAAGTTGGCCGCTGCTCGCAATCACTGCGGTCTGTTGGATCTTGGGTGAAGGCACCGACGCGACTTGCTGGCGCGGCGGTCGGAATTGGACTAACAGCAGTTCACTCGCCCCGCCGTCTGCTTGCGGTTCGGTCTGTTCCTGGATATACAGTGCTGGACCGGTACTCTCGCCGTATGTGTATCCGGCGATCGGGAACGGCGTGCCCGAATCGGCCGCTGATGGCCACCCCGTCGAACTGCCGCTAGTCGCCGTTCCCGGGCCATACCAGCCGTCGTCGTGAGTCTGCGCGACTACCGCAATCGTCTCGCAGTTCAGACCCAGGCTTAATCGCAGCACTCGAAACGGCGCGCGCGTCAGATCATAATCGCTGCTCGTTATGGCGATGATGTCGCCCGGCTGCATCCCCAGTCCTTTGACGGTCGTGGAGAATTCCGCGAATAGGTTACCGTCGATACTCCGCGCTAGCTGCTTCGATAATACTCGCTCCGCTTGGGTAAGGCTCGGAATTCCCAGACCTCTGAAGATGCCTGGCACTTCGCTCCCGGCCCGTGCCACGTCGTCCGCGTCAACCAGCGATAGACTCCCGTTCAGATAATCGTTGCGCGAGTCCTGCAGTTCGACGCTGAGGCGGTTTGGCGTTGTACTGGTTGGCTCGCAGAATAGGCTCAGCGCGATGTCGCCGTCCTTTCCGGCCAGGATCGTGCAGTCCCCGGTCGTGCCATCATTCGCTTCAAACGACGGCCAGCCGCCATCCAGGAGCGACGTCGCGTTCGAGTGCTCAAGCTGCGCCGGTTGCTGGGCCTCGATGCTTCCCTCCACCACCACGCTGATTTGGCCGTTCTCATTCAGCCGGATCAGCAGTTCCGCGCCCTGTCGCAACCCACGCGCCACGTCGATCGCGGGCTTGCGGTCCAGCAACGCATAGTTGAATGCCGCAAACGGCTCTTGAATCGCATTTCCGTTCGCGTCCGTTACCGGCACCAACTGCTCCAGATAAGCCGCCGCATTCCCGAAACTGCCAATGTCGATTTCGTCAGCCTGCCACCCGCATCGTTTCAGTAGATCGAGCAGCGCCCACACCGGGTCGTTGGTGAAGAACTGGTCCAGATGCTGGCCTTGTCCGTCGTAGCGGTCCAACAACAATCCTTGGGCGAGCACCTCAACCGTTGGTAGCCTGTTGGAACTGACCATGCTCGATAGCACGTGCACGCTGACTACGGCCAGGCTCCCATGCGGATCGCTGATCGAATTCCCCTGGCTGTCGGTGAAATTCTGGTCGAAAGCCCCATTCCGGCCGCCCGTCGTCAGCACGTTGTACCATCCGGTCGCGGACATGTCGACGCCGGTAACGCCCAGCGGCAACTCGATCCCTTCCACCCACAACCTCTGTACTCCTTGGATCGGCCCCGATCCAACGAGCACTTCGCAGATTAAGTAGTTCCCGTCGTTCCACGCCCAGATCACCGGAGCCGGGTACCGCACCGTGCCATACACCAGCGGCACCGCGTCGTTCGGCCTCGCTCTGCCGTCGATCGCCTGGGACCAGTATCTCTGCGCAGACCCGAAGCTCCTCACCAGCGAAGTGGCGGGCAAGAACTGGAACCCCCCGAACCTCGCGGTCGTCTGGCCGCGCATGTCCGTTCTCCACATGCCCCGGGCCGTGCACTGGCTCATGCTCCCGTCGCAACTCGTGTAGGGTGTCCCGTCACTCTGCAGGTTTCCGCACCCGCCCGGTTGGTCCGCGGCGTACCCGCATGTGTAGAAACGGCTGTAGGGGCCGCTGGTCCCTCCGCTCAACGCTTCGGCTCTCTGCGCCTCGTTCTGCGGAAAGGCCCATGGGCAATTCTTCTGGATTCGGACTTGCGGGAGTGCCAGACGCTGCAGGCTGAATCGGCTCGTGAAGTTTAGCTTCGCCCTGGTGGGCGTGAGCTGCTCCGGCGCATCGCCGATCCCCGTGAACACTGCCTGCGGCGTCGCCATCACCTGCGCGCTCTCCGGATCCAGAAACGCGAACTGCACCAGCAACTGGCAACCCTTCAGGTTCTCGTCCTGATGCAACTGGGTCACGTACCCGTCGGTGTTTGCCAGCACCAGGGAAATCCGGTTGCCCCAGTCGGCTCCGTCGTCCGCCAGCAGTCCGATCCCGAATCCCGTGTTTTCGATGATTCGCGGGCTGTACGTCACGCCCTGGTACGTCGCGCTGTGCGTGCTCCAGCGTTCGACCTGCCCATCCGTCAGCGTGCAATCGTACAACAGTACTGGAGTCAATAACTCCTCGACGTACTTGAGCTGGTCAATCGGGACCATCGTTACTCCTCTGCGCTCGCAATCAGCGTGGCCTCAGCGGAGAAGACGCCCGCCTCCGCGCAATCCATCACCAGTGCATCGTCCTTGAATCTCGCCTGTGTGAACAATCCCTGCCGCCCTTCTGATCTCCTGTATTCGGGCGTATCCGCGCCGAAATCAGCCTGTACGCCGGCCAGTTCCACTTCGCCGCCCGGGGGGATGGCGATCGCGAATGTTACCTGATCGACACTCCCTCCGGGGATCGCACTGAATTGAAACGCCAGCCACCGTCCGCTGAGTGCCACATCGCTCCGTTGACTGCCGATCAGCAGTCCCATCGTGCTCCCGCCGTTGCTCCGTGCCGTCGCCGCGACACTGTAGGGGAATGTCGGCGCGCACCCCACCGTCTGGATCGCTAGCCCTTCGGCCGCGCCGGAGTTTACGATTCGCACCCCTTGCGCTACCCCTGCCATCGGATTGGCGAACAGCGTAACGGCCAGGCCGCCGGAAACGGTCCACGCTGCCTGCGTCAGGTCCTCGCTCCACGCCAGAAGATTCCTCAGCGGATCGCAGAATCGGAAGCTATGGTACGCGCCCCTCATGTCGTGATGGAAATCCCGCAGACTTTGCGCTTCGGCCCATGTCAGCCCGGCGAACTTCAGCTCCCATTCGTAGAACTCGCCGCTCGGCAGCGTGCGCAAGTACCACGCACCACCGGGCGTCGTCAGCAATCCCTGCGCCGGCTTCCACGTGCGCTGAACTGGCAGTTGGACGCTCACTGTTGTGGCCACCAGCGGAAAACTCGGACTCATTGGGGCGCCTCCGCGATCAGGAATGCGATTCCCGTGCGCGCCACGCCGTCGATTCGGTCAGTCACGGGCGCCACAGCAATCCTGCATGTCGGAAAGATCGTCCCATCCTGTGGGTCCGTGAACGGAAATGCCGTCTGAGTTCTCAGTGCGTTCTGCGCGAATTCGAGAAATGCGGCCCTCTCCGTGTCTTGCAGAAGCCGCAGATTGATCGACCACACCTTGCTCTGCGGCGTCATCAGGTACCGTTGCTCCGTCCCGTCGGCGAATTGGAATGTACGCGTCAGTCCCGCGATCGCGCATACGTACGGGTATTGCTGTACCGCGCCTGTCGAAAGTGTGGGCAATGTGCTCATAGGCCATCCTGAAATTCGTTTAGTACGTCCGAGATTCCTCGCGAATCACCCAGACTGCGGCGCAAAGCCGATACCAGGCCCTGCCGGTCGTTCATCAGCGACCGGCCTTCGCCGCTCGCCGGAGTCGCAATGCCGTGCGCCGATGTCTTCAGGCGGCCCACGGGCGACGCCGTTGAACCCGCCATCCCCGTCTGCTTCTGCGGCCCGCGTTGATTTGTCGTCCCCTCGGTGCGGTCCGTCCGGCTCTCAACCGCCGCGGCTCCCGGCGCTGTTGGACCGCTGCCGCTCGTTACGCCAAACAGTCCGCTCGCGCTTTCATTGATCGTCTGAACTCCTGCCCCCGTCTCCGGTGAAATTGCTTCCACGATTTGGAATGGCTGCCGGGTCTGCGCTCGATATCGCGTCACCTGCGATGTGGAACTTCCGACCCCGAACAAACCCAGGACCGAATTGACAACTCCTGCGATGGGCGATAGCAGCCAGTGGTTGCCAATATTGAAACCGCCTGAGCTGCCCGAACTGCTCTTCGACGGCTTCGTGATGGCCTCCGCCTGCAATTGCTTGGAGCCCCCGCTCGCCCTCTCGCCCTGCGTGAGCGCCGCCCGGCCCGTGCCCCCGCTCTGCGTGATCGGCAACTTCACGTTCCGCGTGCCGCCCACGCCACTCCCCGCCCGGGTCGGCCCCAGTAGCCTGCGGATGTAGGTCAGCATCTCTCGCGACGCCTGTGTGCTCTCTTGCGGATTATTAGCTCCCACCGTCCACCGCCCTCTCCTCGCCCTGCAGAATGGCCATTGCCTCCAGGTCCTTGGCCCACCATTCCGCCGAACTCGTCACTACCTTGTTGCGCCACACTGCGAACAACTCGACCCATGCCGCCGAATGGCCGCTGATCGTGCTCACCGGGCATTGCTCGGCGAATATGCCGCCCCGGCTCCATACAATCGGCCGGGCTGGCGTCGGTTTGACCCCCGCCCACCTGCAATTTCGTTTTGCCTCCAACCGTTGCCTTCTGCACGTCTCGCAATCCCACCCGGCCGGAGACTCACGATGGAAATGGAATGCGAGTGTCAGTTTTTTCGTTCTTCTTCGTTCAGAAAACTTTCGTCCGCGATCGCCTCCGCGATTTCGTAGGCCAGGTCTTCCGGCCCGCTTTCCAGCAGGCTCTCGACCGTCGCCGGCTCCCCGCCGATACTCAGCCCCGCGATCTGCACGAGTGCCGCCCGGATAGCCTTTTCGTCGATGCGTCCGCGCAGTTCCGCTGCGGCAATCTCGTTTTCCATGCCTTCCTGCGCTGCGTGGAACCTCTGTTCGGCAGCCAGATCTTTCAGCTCCAGCAGCAGCCGGTGCCTCCGCAGAAGTGACATTCTCAGCACTTGGTACCGCACCCCGGGCCGCGTTCGCGACGTGCGCCACACCGCGCTTTCGTAAAGCCCCGGCGCGGTCGCAACTCCAGCCGCCGGCTCCGCCGCGGGATCAGCCAAACGCGAAGTAGATTTCGTCATCGCCCGCCCCCTGTGCCCTTGAGCTGGAGAAGCTCCATAGCAACCGCGTTTCCGCATCGTTGAACTGCGGGATCTGTGGTACGAACGTCTTGACGTACACCGCCGCCATCGCCCCGGCCTGGTCGCCGAGCTGGATGGTCAGCGGGATCGGCGCCTCAGTCTGCGCGGCGTGATACATCTCGGCGAATACGCTCTCGTCCGTGCTGTAGACCTCGAACTGCACCTCCACGTCGCGGTCGCCCGGCGATAGCCCCAGGGGCTGCGTTGAACCGAACTCGAAGCTCCTCGTCATCAGGTTGTTCTTGACTCTCACCACTGCCTTCGTCAGCGTTAGCACCTGGCTCGGCGTGCTCCCCAACCACACTTGCCCCAGATTGCCCGGCACTGGCGCCCATGTCTCCGCTTGCACCGCCGGTTCCGTTGGAAACGCCGTCAGCCCGCCATCCGATGGTTGGAACGAGGCTGAGTCCACGTTCTCGGCCGCCGGCCCGCGGAACACCAGTTTGTGCTCCGTTCCGTCAACCTCGATGTCCATTTCATCGACGCCTGCTCCGCGTACGATTCTCTGCACGGTGCTGCTCGGGTCCCAGTAATCGAACAGGCTGACGCTTGGCAGGACCCCTGCCGGCGCATAAGCCGCCGCCGGCATCACCTGCGCCGATCCGCTCACCGTGCTCGTCAGCGGCGCGCTCAGCCGTACGCTCGTTGCGCCGAGCACGCTCGCCACGATCCGCATCTCGCTGCCCACCGTCACGGCGTTGCCCACGACCAGATTGTGCGGCGCAGCGAAATCCAGTTCCGCTCCGTTCCCGTTCACCGTTGCCGTCTGCTGCGCGCTCAGCGGCGCTGCCGCGCCCAGCGCGGCCTGCACCATCTGCCCCACCGCCGGCGGCAGCGCGCCGGCCCCCGCCATCAAGCTCGTCTCGAACTCGTAGCCCGTGATCTTCCGCGGTGCTCCCGCTATGCCCCGGAACGTCCTGGTCCCCGTCTTGTCCCGCCGCGGCACCGTGACTTTTTGCGTCGCCACCGCCAGCCGCACGCCTGGAACGCGATTCGCGGCCGACACCGTCGGAACCACTCCGTAACTGCTCTCCAACGCTACGTAGTAACGATTGCTTTTCGAAAGAACGTAATTTGCCATCGATCCCAATCTCCTTTCAACGTTCCCAGCTCAACTGGCTGATAACCCGGGCCTTCTCGATGTAGTGCAAGCCGCCCTGCTTCACCGCATCGATCTGCACTTCGTAGCCCGGCTGCAACACCATGCCGTTGCCCAGATTCCCGTGGTTCCTGTCCAATACGTCCCCCACCGCGTCCGCGGCCGCCTGGAGCGTGTCGCTCAATCCCTCCAGCCGGTCCTGTGAATGCGTAACTTCTACCACCACCCGGTAGCTTCCCGAGAACAGGCGGAACTTCACCTTGCCGTTGTTGCGGATCTGGTCGCAATACACCCGGCACACCGGATACGCGACCTTCTGCTGCTGTTCCTCCAGTTCCTGCGGAACATGGCTGGCTTCGACCGTTGGCACTCCCGGCGGCGGCCCGCCCGTCAATGGCACTCCCGTCATCTGGATGGTCGCCGAGTACTCCGATAGGCTCTCTGCCAGCCCGTTCGTCGCATTCAGCAGATCCACCGCCGTCTGCACCACGGTCGCGGTTGGTGTTGGCATCGTTACCCCCGAGTCAGAATCCTGCGTTCCTTCACGCGCCCCTCCGGCGCTTGTCCTTCTCTAGCCGCCGGCCCGGCCGCTGGCCCTGCATCCGGCAGCGTCCACACCGCGTTCGCGTCCAGCGGCGCGTCGTTTTGCATTCGCATCACCCCGTTGCTGTCCGCCACGTACACGTTCCATCCGTTGCCGGCCCCCACTCCGTTGGCCGTTACTGTCAATCCGTTCCCCGCCGCCGCTTGTACGCTCACCACGTCCGACTGCGCGCTTTCCTCCCCGCGTCGATCCGCCTGCGTCGTCGTTACGATGTACGCCGCCTCACCCTGCGGCCCGGCTGTCACCGTCACTGTCGGTGCTAACGGCTTCCGCAGCGGGTTGCCTACGTACGGCACGCCGCCCTGGAAGTACTCCACCCTGCTCCGCGTCGCGTCCTTCTCGAATGCCTCCGACTTCTTCTGAAAACGATCGTTCACCTGACTGAACGACGCGTCCCGGTACACCAGCGCCAGCGTATGCGCCAAGTGCCACCGCTTCAGCCGGTCGTCCACCACCGCGTTCGCCACCGTCAACCCGCTACGCGGGTACACACTCTGGCCGCAGTTCGACTCCCATCGCAGGAAGTCGTCCACCTTGTCCGTTATCCAGGCCTCCGACAGCGCCATCTTCGCCCCGAGGTCGATTCCTTCCTCGGCCGCAACACTCGTGGCGCTGCCGTCGTAGGCCTGCAGCTCCTCCGCCTCGCACCACCACCCGTCCACTAGCAGAGCCACCGCGCGCCTCCTTAGTTTCCCGTCCGCGCCGGCGCAGGCTGGGTCAACTCCGTCGCAACTACTTGAACCTGGATCCTGCCCGCCGTCCGATTCAGCTCGAACTCTTTGCGCTTCGCCGCCTCGTTCCGCCGGAACTCCTCCGCCTCGGCGTCGCTCGCCAGTCGCGCGCGTCTCTCCAACAGGAGCTGGCACGCGTTTCGCCGTGCCACTTCCGTCATCACCCCGGCCTTGCCGCCGTCCGGCGTTTCATAGCTCACCACCACCGCATCCGCCTCCGGCAACGTCACCTCCAGTTCGTGCAGTTTCTTGTAGTACTGCCTCACATCCATCGCTTTGCTCCCTTCCTTTTTTTGAAAAACCTTCTGCTCTTACTGATCCCCAGATCCGTCTCCTCGGCTCCGCCCGTCTCCCTTTCAAGCCCCGCGGCCCGTTTGCGGCGTGTATTGCTGGCGTCCCGAGTCGGAAATGTGTTGAATAAGTCATCCCACTGTCGATGCCGATCCGCGATTGTCGCCGATCCGCGTCTGTTACCAATCCGCATCTGTTACTGAGCCGCGACCGCCGACGGAGCCGCGACTGTCTGACGGAGCCGCGACTGTAAAGGAGCGGTCCTTTCGCTGCCACCGCTCCGCGTCTGTCACCGAGCCGCGACTGTCTGACGGAGCCGCGACTGTAAAGGAGCGGTCCATTCGCTGTCGCCGATCCGCGTCTGTCACCGAGCCGCGTCTGTTACGGAGCCGCGACTGTTACGGAGCCGCGACTGTTACGGAGCCGCGACTGTTACGGAGCCGCGACTGTAAAGGAGCGGTCCCCCATGCTGCTCGAATGATTCAATGCGCTTCCAATCCCGGACACCAGCCTGCGGGCGCCCTCTGGGAAGGCGCCCGTCTCCGTTTCTTCCGGACTAACTCCACACCTGCAAAGCATGGTTGTTCCGCAGCACCGCACAGCCGTACAGGATGTCCACCGTGAACTGCTGCGCCAGCGTATTCGGCTGGTAGCTCATCACCACCCGCATCCCGAAGTTGCCCAGCTCGGCATACTCGGCAATCGCTCCCGTCCCCGGCAGCGGCTTCGGCAGCCGGCGGATCGCCAGCGCGATCGCGTCCCGCGTGAACGCCAGGTTGTTCGTCGTCACCGTGCCCGTCCCGGTCTGCACCACGAACTGCGAGCGGTACACGAAGAAGTCCTTGATCCGTCCCAGTACGCCCGTGTCGATCGCCTGCGCCAGCGGTCCCACCTTGTCGGCTTCGGTGAACCGGTCGATCATGCGCAGCTCCGAGTACGCCGTCGGATGCACCACCAGGTACTTCGGTTCGCTCGTCGGAACCTTCGCCGTGAACAGCGCCGTCTCCGCCTGGTCGATCACCGCTTCGGTCAGCGCCGTGCCCCCGATGCCCAACGGCCCACTCGCCGTGAACCGGCTGTACAGGTTCAGCAGGTCCGTCTCCACCCGCTCCGCCAGCGCCACCATCGCCGGCTGCATATACATCTTCAACAGCGTCGGCACCGCGATCGCTTTCGTGACGTCCGGTATCTGGAACGTCGCCTCGGCGTGCGTGTTCAGTACGATCGGTGCATTGCCCAGGCTCGGGTTCTGCGTCTGAACGCTTCCGCCTTCGATAATGTTGTTCGCCACCAGCACCGGCGGAATCGGCACGTTCACCGTGTCGCCCGCATTGGCCAGCGTGGCATCGTAGTCCCTTGTCACCAGGTTGCCCATCACCAGGTTGCCCATCAGAGTGGGCAGCGCATCGGCGGCCACCAGCTTCACGATCGCACTCGCCAGATTGGCGGAAGTTATCATCGGCATCTTTCTTTTCCTTGTCCTTTCCTTTCTTGATCACCGCGGGACTTCACTCGCCCCGCCCTATTCGCCCCGCAGCGTCTGCATCGCGACCCGGGCGATCTGCTCACGCACCCTTTGCATGTCCTCATCGCTCATCCCCGGCCGGATTGAATCCAGGTCGATGCTTCCACCCCCGCTGCTACGCGGTGGCGTCAGCATGCCTGACCCTCCGGCCATCCGCGCCGGCAGGATCTCGGGATTGTCCTGAACGAACTGGTTCAGGTAGTCCTTGATCGGTATCTCGCCCTCCGGCGTCCTCGCCACCAGGCTTCCGTCCGGTGCCCGCTGGATCTCGTCTTTCACCGCTTTAAACGCCAGGTCCAGCTTCGTCACCCCCAGCCGCTGTAACTCGCCGCGAATGCGCGTTACCCGGTCGCCTTCCTCCACCTCCCGCTTCGTCTTGCGGTTCTCTTCCACCAGTTGGTTCACCTGCCGCTCGAGCTGCTCTCGCCGCTGGCGCTCATCGGTCAGCTCGGCTTGATACGCGGGCTCGGCCCGGCGCCGTTCCGAGCTCAGGTATTCCTCGATCACGCTGCGGATCATCCCGCGCGCGTCGTTCCCACCCGGCGAGAGCGCGTTGCTGTCCTGCCCCATTGGGTCTCTCTCCTTCGTCCTTCTGCTGCTGGTTGATACGGCCGGCGCAAAGAAAATGGGGACAGCCGCGCTGTCCCCATGCCCTTACCCCGGCAAATCCGCTCTTCTAATGCGGGCGCTTACCTCGCCCCGATCTCAGGATTTCGAACGTCCCCTCATGACGGCCCGGCCAGCCCCGCGTCAATCTCCTGCGCGATCTTCTCCTTGACCTCCTGCCGCACGTCGCACAGGTACTTCAGCGCCAGCCTCTTCAGCACCTGAGTCCGGAACGTCGCCGAATCGATCCCCAGGCTCAGTAGCGTCTGCGCGTCCTGCAGCTCGCTCGAGAAGTCCCCAATGTCGAATTCGTCCAAGCCCGTCACGTCGATCCCAATCTCGTCCGCCCGCGCCTTCCCGATCGTCCGCAGCACCTTCTTCAGCGTCTCCTTCACCCGGTCGCCGAACCCTCTCAGAACTTCCTGCGTGATCAGGTAGTCCCGCTGCTTGCTCACCCCCGTCATCTGCGCGTTGTTCGGACCCGGGTCCAGCGCCTGGTTCAGCGCGTAGCACACCCGGTAAATCTCCTGCTTCAGCCGGTCGATGTTCTGCAGAGCCACCTGGTACACGTGCCCCTCCGGCTCCGTCCACCCGAACTTGTCCTGCGGGCCCAGTTGCAGGTAGTAGCTCTCCCCCACGCACTCCTTCCACTCCCGGTCGCTGTATACCACCGGCATCGCGAACAATCCCATCGTCAACGACCATCCCAGCGCGTTCGACTTGTTGAAATGCTCGAGCTGCAGCGATGCCGCCTTGTTCATCAGCCACATGCCTTCGCCGAAGCTGAACTCCACCAGCGGCACCACCTTCTGCGCCGCCAGCCCGTGTACGCCCTCTTTCACCAGCTCCACCGGCCCCGCCTGCCCCTTGCGCTCCCGCTGCTCGTATACCTGGAATTGCTCGCGCCCGTAATACACCCACCGCCGCTCCGTCTCCCCTTCGCCCGCCCCCGGCTCCTCTACCCGCCGCTCCGTCCTCAGCACCACCCAGTCGAACTCACCCCGCTCGTTGCGTTGCCAGTTCACCAGGCTCTCCGCCGCGTACTCGCATAAGTACGCCCGGCTCAGCCCCAGCCGGTCTTCCTCCGCCCGGTTCCGCGCCTTCGTCCCCGGGTTCGGAAAATCGATCACGATGTAGGACCGCCCCACCACCAGCGCCTCGATCGTCTGCCGCCGGAAAAATTCGCTCAGCGTCGATCCCCGCAGGTCGCAGTCCTCCGCAAACCGGCTGAAGAACTTCCGCGCCCGGTCGTCCTGGCCGTCCAGCGTCAGCGCCGGCTCGCGCCGGAACAGCGTCGCGCCGTACCAGTCGATGATCGACCCGATGTAGTTTTCGTAAAACGCCCGGTTCGTGCGCTCCAGAAACACGTCCCCCGGCTCCCGCAACCGCGGGATCAGGTACTGCCCCGCCCGCCCGATGAACTGCTCGCCGCCCACGTACAGATCGCGGTACTTCGGCCACACGTCCCTTTGCGCGACGTATTCCGGATGTTCTTTGCGGACATCGATCATCTCTTTCACCTCACCTTCACCTTCCCCAACCGTTTCCGAGCCACGCCTGTTTCCGAGCCGCGCCTGTGGGACTGAGCCGCGCCTGTTTCTGAGCCGCGACCGTCAGGGAGCGGTCGTCACGCTGCTCCCCAACCGTTTCCAAGCCGCGCCTGTGGGACTGAGCCGCGACCGTCAGGGAGCGGTCGTCACGCTGCTCCCCAACCGTTTCCGAGCCGCAACTGTTTCTGAGCCGCGACCGTCAGGGAGCGGTCGTCACGCTGCTCCCCAACCTTTTCCAAGCCGCGCCTGTGGGACTGAGCCGCGACCGTCAGGGAGCGGTCGTCACGCTGCTCCCCAACCACTTCCGAGCCGCGCCTGTTTCTGAGCCGCGACCGTCAGGGAGCGGTCGTCACGCTGCTCCCCAACCGTTTCCAAGCCGCGCCTGCCCCCTGGTCGAGGATGCCCTCAGACGCGTGCCGTCGCTCAATAGCCAACCAGCCTGTGCGCCTTTTCCCCGATCGTCTTGACGTACGTCGAAAACTCCGCCCATAGCAGGTACCCCAGCGCATCCGACAGGTGGCTCCTCTTCTTATCGCTGTCCTTATCGATGTCATTCGAATTCGGCGCGTACCCCACCTCGTCGAAATCCGCCATCAGTCCCTCGCACCGCGGATCGATCATCAACGTCGACGCCCCGTCCGCCGCCTTTAGCTTTCCGTTCACCAGCCGCACCCGCAGCGCTACGCTCGGATTGGCTTTCGGAATCTTGTACTGCACCGACAGCTTCGCGTATCGCGCGAAGAAGTCCTCAATGATGTCCCGGTCGTTCGTGCCCGCCGTCTGCATGTGGCTCGCCGACGCATCGGCGTATACCACCACCCCCGCCGCCCATGCCGGGTTCCGCTTTACGAACTCCTCGCATGCGTCCAGCGTGCTCGCCCGGCCTAACACGATCTCGTCCAGCACCCGCACCGTGTCCCCGTCCCGCTGCGCCACCACCGAGCACATCGGGCTCACGTTGAAGTCCAGCGCCCATCTCAGCGGCAGCGTCCGGTCCGCCGCCTGCTCCTCGATGCTCGTCTTCCGGTCGAACGCGTAGTACACCAGTCCGCTATTCGGATTCAGGTACTCGCCCAGTACTTCCTGTTTGTAAAACGCCTCGTCGTAGCTCGTCTTCAACCGCTCGTAGAAGTCCGGCACTTTCCCCAACAGGTGCCGGTTCTCACTCGCCTGCGCTCGCACGCACGCGTATCCGTTCGGGCCCTCGCGAATGAATCGCCGGTACACCCAGTCGAAACCCTTCGGCGTCCATACCCCGAATCCGCACAGCCGCGCCGCCCCCGGATCCCTCAGCCGCGCCTCCAGCCGGATCCATGCCTCCTCGTGCGTGTACGTCAGTTCGTCCACCCCGAACCACGCCAGGTTCGTGCCCCTCAGCCGCTCGTAATCGTCCATCGACCGGAACAGAATCTTCGATCCCGTGTCCGTAAACGTCAGCGTGTTTTCCGCTTTGTTGACGTCGAACGGAATCGCGTTCTCCTCGAGTACCTGCACCATCGAGATCTGCGTCGAGTCCCGCAGCATCGGGTACGTCGGCGCACCGATCAGCCCCATGCATCCCGCGTCCACGTACGCCAGTCGGATCGCCTCCTGGCACAACGCCTGGCTCTTGCCCGAGCCCACCGGTCCCGAAAATCCCTTGAATCGCGTCTCCAGCTTGTGAAATAGCGCCTGCGTCGGCAGTGGGTTGTACCGGATTCCGCGCTTCAT